CGTACGCATGTAAGGGCTGGCGATTGTGTGTTAAGCTTTTAACTTTTAACTTTTAACTTGTGGAGAATGTTAGACGTTGAGCTTTCCACTTATAGCTTTGACAAAATGTCACTAGATCTGTCAGGTTTTGAACGTATTATGACAGAATGTCTAGGCAATGACAGAATGTCTCAGGTAAGGGAGTCACTTGTCATAATGTCACTTCCTGCCCACCCTTCTAAAGCCTACGTGGTCCCTACACCCCAGGGGAATAGTGTGTAGTCCCAGGGGGGTAGTGTGTAATCCCAGGGGAATGAGGGCTGAGACGGGGTCTTTGCTTTATAGGGGGGTTTAGTCATGGGGGGAGATCTCTATCTCTTTACCACACCCCATTTAAAGCTGGTCTACCAGGCGGGATGACAAAAGACAAAAGTTTCATGTACACAAAGGGGACTTACTTTATAAGTAAGTAGGAAGGACTTAACACGAAGCTATCGAGGACGTACTATAGAGTAAGCTAGAAGGACCTAGTATGGAGCTACAAGGTATAGATTACGTCCTAGGTCCGAATTGTAACGGAGGTTAAAACCGTGTCAAGGAAAAAGTCACCAGTGTCAAAGAAGATTAAGAAATTGAAGCGTGAAGGTAAGAGTAAGAAGCAGGCTGTGGCCACTGCGTTGTCGATGAAGAAAGCTGGACGTTTGACGAAGAGTGGTGCATACAAGAGGGTGAAGCCTAAGACGAGGAGTCGGTGATGGCAGTCTTACCTGATTATTTGAACCTGTCGTTGTTGCTTCGCATCAGCAACAAGCAGCAGACGGACATCGAGTACGAGTTGCCTGATGACATCCGTAAGTGGGAGGACTTTGTTCTCCCTGACGGGTACACACTTGTTCGGGGGACGATCCCGCCTGCTGCTATCGCTACGGTGGCGATGCCCGCCAACAGCGTCCTTGTGTTTGCCCAGACATCTGGGTCGGCCATTTTCCGGGTAACTGCGGGTGCCGTTGCTGGGTTTACCGGGACAATGTTTATGGCCGCTGCCGGGTCTGACGCTACGCTTGGGATTACTGCGCTGCAAATTACGGCTCCTGCTGCCCCGGCCCCTGCCATTGAATACACCGTGCTCACGCTGCCCACATGAGTGGTAAAAAGCCTGTGTCTAGCCTGGGGTTGCAGCTTGGCAACCTCCCTCCTGCTACGGTGGACGCTATGTTCGCTGGTCTTAGTTGGGAGGCTGAGAAGGCCCACGGGCCCGCTGTAAGGGCTGCAATCGCCGCTGTGTTCGCCTCGGCTACTGTGGAGGCTGATGTGATGGCGGATGAGTCTGCCAGCCCCAGGGACAGGCTAGCCGCAGCCAAGCAATTCAAGCAGGGATTCATCGAAGCGTGTAAGCTCGTCTCTGCGCCCCCTACCGCCCGTGTGGCTACTGTGGTAGTGGATGACACTCGGGAGAGTGTTGATGTGGCGTTAGGGAGTTTGTATGGAGACGAGGGCTGAGAGATTCAAGCAGGACTGTCTGTCGGACATAGACTTCTTTGCGTCCAACCCAGTAGCCCCTCTTTTCATCGCGCCGGAAGACGGGCCTATCGCGAAGGTAGAGCTTCGCCGGGTTCAAAAGCGCATCGCTCATATCGTCAACCGCCAGTGGTACACTAAGGGTTGCTTGCGGATTATCCTCTGCAAGGCACGGCGGATTGGGTCTACGACCTTCTTTTGTATGGATGCCTTTCGTCAGGCAGCGCTCAAGCCGAACACCAATGTAGTGATCGGGGCCCAGCTAGACGATATGGCAGAGCGGATCCACGAAAGAAACCACATCTTCTACGCAAACTACCCACCATCACTACGGCCAGAGAGAGCAGGAAGGAGTCGCTCGTTCAAAGAGCCGATGGACTTCAGGCGACATGTGACAGAGGAAGAGCTTATGGCATGGGAGAGGGGAGGACCCAAACCAGACCATGGACTCAACTCCTCCATCTCCATCTTCACCGAACGCACTCCGCTGGCCAGAACAGGTGCGACCATCCAGTACCTGCTACTCTCTGAGTTCGCCAAGTACAGAAACCAAAGCACCATCATCAAAGAGATGTTTCCCACCGTCAGGAGAGGCACCGGGGCCATCGTCATCGACACCACCGCTGAGGGCAGAGGGGACTCGTACAGCAGGCTGTGGGAAGAGGCAGTGGCTGGGCGCTCAGAGTTTGAGCCTGTGTTCGTCTCCTGGCTGGATGACGACCAACAATGCCACCAAGTGCCAGAGGCATACCAAGTTGAGCAGTTCTACCACTGGATGGCCTGTGTACAGCGAGAAGACGCAGGTGGGATAGAGAAGTACAGCAACAACCTAAACCTCAATGAGGACGAATCGCTGCTGCTCAGGGACTTCATCGTACCCAGATGGGCCAAGTCCTCCATGGAAGAGCAGGACAGATTGCACCCAATGGGGTGGATTTGCTGGAGAAGATGGGCGATCCAGGACAGATGTGACGGAAAAGTACAGATTTTCCGCAATCAATACCCAACACACTGGCGAGAAGCATTCTTATCCAGCGCGATAACAATCTTCGATATGGGCCAAATTGCAGCCCAATCTGACCGCATTTCGACTGAAAAGCCCCCTGAACGCGGGGAATTGATAGAAATAAGCGGTAGAAGGGCCCTAGATGTGGACCAGCAGGCCATGATGGCGCAGGTAAGTCATACTAGGATGCAGGTAAATTCTGGGATGTTTAGCTTTGTCAAGGAGAGCTTCGGCCCTCTACGCATTTATGAGCACCCTGTGGCTGGGGAGGAGTATATTATCTCGTCTGATTATGCGGAGGGTGTGAGTGACAACTGTGACTACAACACGATCCATGTCTATCGGCGGGGAGATAAGCTAGAGCAGGTGGCTCATTTCAGGGAGAAGTGTTACCCGGAGGAGTGTGCATCTGAGGCGTTGGCGTTGGGTGCGTACTACAACATGGCGTGGCAGATACCGGAGGTGAACTCTTGTGGTGCTGCGGCGTTGGCTCTGTTCAGGACGTGCTATCCGGTGCATCGGATCTTCAGACGTAAAGTTGCGGACAATGCGAGGAAGTTTTCGCCATCAGATTTGATGGGCTGGAAAATGACCGGACGGTCCAAGGCAGAGGCCGTAGGGGGAGCTACAACCTATTGGAAGCAGGGGCTTTGCATCATCCGCAACAAAAATACGTTGAGGGAGTTGGAGGTCTTTGTAAAGAAGTCTTCCAGAATGTTGCCAGAGGCGATGGAGGGCACAGACCCAATTACGGGGGAGAGATACCACGACGATGAGGTCACAGCCTTTGTGCTCGCAATCTTTGCAAACAGGCAGCTTCCCTTTAAGGGAAGGTCTGTTGTGGAGCGGGAGTCGAAGGAGAAGAGGGAGTGCGCCCATCCAGTTATTGCTGGGGCCAAGTGCCTCAAGTGCCGCAAGGAGTTCCCCGAAGCAAAAGAAGAACCCTTGACTTTCGAGGCGCTACGCAAGATGGTTAAGGCCAGGAACAGCCAAGCTGGGAATAGGCGGGAATCTGCCATCGCCAATTTCTGGACAGGAGGGTGGGGTGCCATCCGCTAATTGGCTCCTTTTGGGGACGACTGTCGTAGCGACAATTGGAACAAGTGCTTCGCTCCCTTGCACTCCAGTTGGCGCTTACCCCCCCATCGGCAGTCGTCCCCTGCTTACGAGGTGATTAAATGTTGAATTTTTTTGCGGGCCTTGGTGGTGGTAATGTCATTCCTGCTATCAAGGGGAAGTCGCCCAAGGATTTTGCGCCTGCCGTGCCGGGGGCGGCACCCGGATTTGGGTCGCTTGCTGGCGGATCGAGCCCCTACCCCCAGAGTTGGGGCGTTGGAACCCAAAAAATCGGAGCCCCTCTCGCGCAACAGGCTGTTGGAGGGAATTACGGCACGATGCAGGTGCCGCTAACAAATGCCCCCCAGCGAGACCAGAGGGAGGCTGAGTTTTTGGTAGATATTGGGCTTGGGGCACTCAGGAATGCGTATGAGGCGACGCTCAGAAAAGAGAGCGCGGTGGCTGGAACGAGACCTCCCCCCACACCCGGAAGGATAGAGTCCTTTAGGCAGGGCATCGGAGCCCCCGCAGCGAAGCGGCAAAAACCGCATTTCCAGCAGCAGTTGCAGAGTGGAAATTTCCCATTGTTGCAGGGCAATTACCAGCCGCAAATGCAGCAGGTTGGCTTCCGGACGCAACCCACTCCTCCCCCGATGTACGGCGGGTTCGGTACGGCAGCGCCCCAATTCCAGCAACCCCAATTCCAGCAACCCCAATTCCAGCAACCCCAATTCCAGCCGCGCCCTCAGTTTCAGCAGCAAGGACAGGCTCCCCAGTACGCCCAACACGGCAGGTACTAGATGAGTTGGACGGCACCGACTCCACCACATGAGCAAGAGGTCGTTGACCAAAGCTCAGTCCGTACCGGTGAGGCGGCTGGCGGGATTGGTGGTGGGATACTTGGGGCGGTAATTGGTTTTCTGGCAGGTGGCCCTCCTGGCGCTGTGGCTGGTGCCACCATTGGAAGCAGCGCTTTGTCTGGGGTTGGTGGTGCCATTGGCGCGACAGACACAGAGATTATAGAGGTTCCTGGCGGTGGCGGTGGATATGTCCAGAGTCCCCTGCCCTCTTATGGTGGAATTGCCATGGGTGACCCATGGTTGTGGGAGCAGTATTTCTCAAATGCAAAGAAAAACGAGACGCCGGAACAGAACGAGCAGGCAAAAGCATTTGAGAGAATGCTTGCCGATGGGTACTTCAAGCCATCCCAGATGATTGGTTGATTTCCAATGGCCAAAGACAAGGTATTAGAGTATGTGAAGCGGTGTGTGCGTCGCAACAAAGAGGCGCGCAAGCCGCTTGAGTGGCGCTGGTATGAGAACGCCGCTTTTGCTGCCGGGTACTCCAACATTGATTATGATCCTCGCACTGCCCGGCCTGTGGTATTGGGCGGATCTTCTGATGAGTCCCCTTCTCCCCAGGTGCAGGACAAGCTCCGCAAGTACCACGCAAAGCTGGTGGCTCCCAGGATGATGCCCCAGTGCATACCGGCGACAAATGATAGGGACGCTCGCAAGAGGGCTGAGGTTGCCAACGCCCTCATTCTTCACTTTTGGGAGAAGAGGGAGTTCATTTACGCAGATCATGCGGCCAAGATGAACATGATGGTTTTTGGCAATGGTTTGTGGTGCATGCAGTGGAACCCTCGTGCTGGTGAGTGGGCGAAAGAGTATGTCTACAACTCTGGGGCTCCGGTGCTGGATGAGATGATGATTCCTGGCATGAACGATGCCGGTGAGCCAGTTCTGGTTGATGAGCCATTCGAGCGGGTTGTGGAGCCCAGGACATCAATGTGGCAGTCTGGATTGCCGCAGATTCGTTCTGTCCACCCATTTAATTTTTTTCCAGACCCGCAGTGGCGTCATCTGACATTAGAGCAGTGCCTGAATTACGCAGAACGAAAGTTCATGCCGCTGGATATGGTGGAGTATTACTTCCCAGACGTGGACATGGACAAAGTCCAGGCGAAAGAGGTGTCAGAGGACCATTTCCTCTTCAGGGAGGTGGACCAGACGTTTGGGTTCCGCCATGACCAGGGGTCAATCGAGAACCAGAAGATGGTTGAGGTGTGGGATTTCTACCACTCTCCCGTTGTTATGAAGAGCATCGGCCTGGATCATCCCCGTGGGTTCCGGTGTATTTATGTAGGTGACCAGGTAATCGACTTGGTCGATGGCTTGCCATACAACCAGTACCCCCACACCACTTTTAGGGACCGTCAGTACAGTGACCGGGGTTGGGGCATGTGCGTGACTGACGTTTTGCGGATGGCCCAGCGTAGGTTGGACTTGGTGGAGAGAATTCAGATCCGCGCCGCAGAGAGGAGCGCTGACCCGCCAATCCTGAAACCGCAGGGGTCAAATGACCAATCATTCCAGGGGCGACCGGGCGAGATATACGAGTACACCCCATATGGAGAGGAAAAGCCTACGTTTATGATGCCGCCCCCGTTTTCAGGGGAATATCAGTACATGCGAACAAATGCCATGACTGACCTGGAGACATTAAGCCTCACATCAGCGCCTGTTGGCGGTCAGTCTCCTGCGAAAGGAGAGAGTGGCGCGTACTTAGATCGCCTACTTGAGGAGAATCAGGTTGCGATGTCACCGACTGTCCAGGAGATCGAAGCATCTCAGGCTCACCAAGCAAATGCTTTGGTTAAGCTGTGCCAAGACCATTTGCCGGTTGGGTACAAATTCGCGGCGCTTGGAATTGATAAGATCCCCCAGGTTGAGGTTTTTGACGGGGAGGATTTCAACCTGCTTGAAATCAGAATGGTTCCCGGCTCTGCGTCGATGACGTACCCAGGTCAATTGCGAACATCTGTCATGCAATTAGCCGCCAATGGGATTTTGACAGATGAAAGCCCGAAATCAGCGATCATTACGGAACTGATGCTTGGAGCGCCAATGGCAGCAAAGCTAACTGATTTGGATGAGCCGGGAGATAAAGCGGTTGCCGAGTTGAATATCCGGAGGATTCTTGATGGCGCTAATCCTTATTTTAAGCCGTGGATGAACCATGAGAAACATATTGCCTCGTTGCTTGCGTTTATGAGGTCTCCTAAATTCTTTTTGGAAACAACATTTGACCAACAACAAAAACTTGAGGCATTGTTGGCACAGCATCAGTCTGCTATTGCTCCGCAACAGGGAATGGAGCAACAGGGTCAGCAGCAACCGGGTGCTCCGCAAGCTGCTCCACGGGGAGCAGCCCAGGTTCCGGCTGCTGCTTCAGGGTTTACAGGAGAGCTAGGGCGAGGGAAGAGCCCATTAGAGCTTCTGAAGGGGTAAGTGATGAGTAAAAGTGCAGAGGAACGGATTGCAGAACTTGAAGGACAGATAAAGGCGCGGGATGCGGAGTCTGCTAAGATTAAGCAGAACTACAACACCCTCTACAAGCACATGCAGGAGGCGGAAAGAGCCGCCATGTACTATAAGGGACAAATTGATTCCGGTCCTCCGCAGCAGGCGCAAGCAGCGCCAGAGGTGGACTTGTCCCAATTTACAGATGCCGGTGTCGATCCGAGTAAGATCGAATCCTACATCGAACGCATTGTGCGCGAGCGGATCGACCCACGATTGGCGGAAGCCGAAAGGGTGGCAACTGATGCTCTCCAGCAGACTGCTGGTAGAGAGGTTGACCGCGCTCTTCAGAGTTTCAAGGAAAGCAACCCAACCTCTGGGCAAATCATGGATTTTGAGCGCTTGGTCCTGATGGACGCGAGTGACGAGATCCGACGCAGGCAAAACATTGGTGAGCCTGTGGATGACATCAAGAAGATCGCTGTTGATGCCGCGAATAATCGAGTGAAGGTGTATAGCGCCCAGCAAGAGAATCTCCAAAAGGAGAATGCGCGTCGAAGAGAGGAGGCCCATAAAAAGGCTATGCTCCCAGACGTGTTCGCGGCAGCAGGCTTTGAAGAGGCTCCCACAGCGCCGAAGAGTGCCAAGGAAGCTGGGGACCTCTTGGACAAACTGTTGCACAGCCGCCAGTAGCGGCTTAGGAGAATTGAGATGGCATTTGCAAAACCGACCCCTGGGTTCGCTACGTCGTTTGGGGCGTTTAATGAACTCTTTCAATACACGTATGCAGACGTAATCATCAAGCTGCTCGACACGGTTGACGATGTTGAGAAGTGGATTGACAGCGTTAATTTTGAGGATTGGACAGGTGGTGATTCCAAGTACTACCTGTACAAAACCCAAGAGGGTTCTGGTTCCCGGTTTGTCGGTGGTACTGGACCTGGCGCGGCTGCTCCAGTTTTGCCACAGTACAACCCGCCTGCTTACCAAGAGGCTGCGATTCGGCTCTTCCCCCACATGGACATTGTGGAGATCACTGGACCCAAGCTGGTCCGGGCTCACAGCAAGCCGGGGATGTACCGTCAGATCATGGACGAGTTGGTGATGGATGCGAAGAACTCGCACCGCAACCGAATCGGACCCAAATACTGGTGGGGCACGAGTGGTGGTGCTTCTGCGGATCCGGGCGCTGCCCTCCCCGTAGGTCCCAACTCTGGTGTGCTTGCAATCAACCAGACGGCTGGTGCCCCTGTCCTCGCTGGCGCTGCAATTACAGCCTTTCAGCGTGAGACTGATGCGGCGCTGCCAAACACAAAAGCGTACATGAACGCTTACGGTGGTTGCCGGTATCTGCGCCCTGGTCAGCAGGTTGCCATTGGCACTGGTGCCCAGCTTGCTGCTGGCACGGCTGACACTGCAATTGTTGCAACGGTAAACCAGGCTGCTCAGACGTTTACGCTGGACCGCAACGTGACCATCGCCGCTGGCGACTTCATCGTTGAGGGTGACGCGAACGGTAATGAGTGGGGCGGATGTCTGACGGGTCTCCATGACGCCATCAATGACAACGGCAACTACCACGGCATTGCCCGTGGAACTGGTGCTGCCCCAACGAATACGCCTTGGCATTCGTTTGTGGTTCGTAATGGTAACGTCTTGCGGGACTTCAACCACTGGCGTATCACATCATTGTTGATGCGGATGGCTGAGCTTGGACCGAAGGATATTGATGAGATGGATCCGGTGATCTTCTCTCACTCCTCGCTACTCCAGGTGTACCTCCAAGAGATTGATCCGGTCTACATGCAGACCGACCTCAAGGCTCTCAAAGGTCACACCACCATCGCGTACCAGTACGGTGCACGGCAGATTCCTTGGGAGACTGCACGCAGCCACCCGACGAACAGCTACCATGTGATGGATCGGTCTGCGATGAAGCGCGTCCGTCTCGGTGAGTACGGCTGGGATACCTCTACCGGAGCAATCTGGAAGCAAATCCCCGGCACATTCGCCTTCCAGGCATTCGCCTACAACGAGTTTGAACTCGCCGTTGAGAACCCGCGATGTCAGGGTAAAGAAGAAGACATCCGCGTTCCCGCTGGCCTGATCTTCACCTAATGCCTAGTGGTTGGGGGGCTCACGCCCCCTGGCCCATAAAGGAGGAAATATGAGCTTTCAAAAAGCACATAACATCTCAAATGAATTGGCAGAGGTGGTGGTCACAACCGGGCTAATCTCACTTGATGGGTGGGCGGCGGCTTCTCCCGCGTACTTCTCAATGAGTCCTACTGTTGCCGGGAAAAGCTACCGGGTTCTTGAGGTTGGATACACGGTCCAAGCATATGCAAATCCCGCGACAAACGGGGTAGCCAACTGCTTTGACTTTGGAATCGAGAGTGATCCAGATGCTTTCTTAAGGGCCGTGCCAGTTCCAACGACGTTCGCAACGTCCCCAGCGGCAACCGCTGCCGCCTATGGAGCCGGTGCAACTATCAGCACATCCAGTGGTGGTGCGGAGACGCTTTCTTTCCGGGACGCAGGAAATGGTAATATCGACTCGGATGGTGTTGGCTTTCTTAACCCAGGTCAGGTATTGCGGGTGACGCGGAATGCAGATACTGCCGCCGCCCAACTTGACGTTGTATTTTTTGCTCGACTCGCACCTGTTGTGTCACGCGACGTGTTCGCTTAAGGAGAAATGAAATGGCTAACGATCTGATGAGAACAGGGCCACGCGGTGCGAGTGATCAAGCCGCCAATCTCAGCCCAAGAGTAATCCGACTGCTCCCAATTGCCGCCGCAAGTGTTACCTATGCAAACCTTAAAACAAAAGTGGAACAAGGGATTAGCAATGTTGGGAATCCTGGGACGGGGACTAACCCGCTTGACACCGAGGCTTCCAACGGAACTGCCACAGTCTTCTATGGATTTCCTGGTCTCGGGCAGGATGACACATGGTATGGACAATGGACTGTTCGGAAGATTTTTGCGGTGTGCAACCGAACGGGCTGGGCAACGGCAAATAGCGGTCAGATTACAGCGGGAATCTACGCCCTGACCCCTGTCGGCGCTCCTGCTGCTGTAACGACTGTTGATGCCAATGCGATTAAGGCCAGCGGCGTCATTCCGTTCGCCACGTTGCCCACTTCTGGGGCTAAGTACGAACTCGGACTTAATGGAGTTGGTGCTGGCCTTAATGACAACGGTGGGACGGTTGAGGACCAGAATCTTGTTTCTTACAAGATTGGAGTTGGCGCTGGCCAGTTCACCGATGGCGGGGTATCTGTACAGGGCTGCAATCAGTTCCTTGGTGTTGTTGCCCCTACCGCTGGAGGAACTGGCACATACGTAATGTATGCAGAGCTTGTTCCTGCTGGTGGTGAGAATTACAGCAGCTAATGATAACCAGCGCCAAAATAAAAACTCGGGCTGACCTCGATCAGTCCGAGGATGACTTCTTTGCCAATCTGGTGCGAACAAGGACTGCCGAACCCTTTGCCGATTGGGAGAGAAGGGCGAATGGACTCGACGGCTTATTGCCGGGAGAGGCATTCCACCTACGGTTTGTTGAGAAGAATTTCGACGGGGTTCTACTCAACAGGTGGATTGTTTTCTGCAATAAGCCGCCGTGTTCCGTTCATCCTGGGCGTAACAGGATTATCACGGTGATGACGATTGAGGAGCCTGGGGTTGCCGGGTCTTTCTCGACTCCTAATGAGTCTCACCTGGACGGCTTACGCATTGTTGTATTAGATTGGCGTCAGGGACGTCACGCGGCTCTAGAGCGTATGAAGGAGTTGCGGGACAAGAAAGAGGCCATCAACGACAAGGATGCGTTGAACGAGGCCGGTGGCAAGGTAGATGAGGTCTTCTGGATCTGGAAGAGGACTATGGGCGAGAGCCTGAACATGTGCCTTGGTGAAGAGGGAACTGGCCCTAATTACGGCTCTAAGTATTTTGGAGCCCCTGTGTCTCGGGTTGAAGAACCCAAGAAGACAGCGAGTGGTTTGTATTTGCCATGAACGTCGAAGAAGCCCTGCGCCGCCTAAACGGATACCTCCAACGGAGAGGCAAAGTTGACGGCTCTGGGGGCTGGACGGAGCAATGGCTACTCGACATCCTCACTGACGCTAATCAGGACATGTACCACCGTATAATTCAGTACGGTCCTGAGATATTTCAGCGGTCAACCCGGTTCACTTACGCATCAGGATCTGAATCAATCGTGCTGAAAGACATGCTTGGCTCAAGCCCTGCCGCGCTGTGGTATGTTGGCACACTGGCTGACAATGCTGCCGTAAGTGCCACGAATATGCCAATGCCTGTCGATATGAGCCGCAGGACAGACTTGGACAATACGCAGATGTCATCTCAGGTTGGATCTGCGTGGATTGCGGCGATGAACTTGGTGGGGTCTGGTGCGGTATTCGGACAATATTCTGGACATTTTCTTGGGAAGGATTTCCTTCTACGCCCTCTTCCTCAGCGGGATGTTTTTATGTTTGTGCGATGGACTCCTTCTGAGCTTCCTGCACTAACTGACCCCCAGGATGAGTTGTTGCTTGGAGAACTTCCCCAGTTCCACCAGGCTGTCGTGTACCGTGCGGCAATCTGCGCAAAGTCTGCCAAGGGCGAGGACGCTTCCCAGCTTGAGAAGATGTACATTGAGATGGTGGGCCCATATGATGCCAACCTGAAGATGGGTGCGCGCAGCAGGCAGCGTCAGCAACCCTCCCAGCGGGAGTCAATGCGATGGGAGTATTAGATGGTTGCTTTATCGCAGGAACTCACAGCCTTCAGGGCTCCCCTTGCGGGAATGGATGTACGCAAACTTGGGTCACCCGAGTCTCCTGAGCTATTATTCAACATAGATCTGTCCCTCGATGGTTCCTGGCGTAACAGGCCTGGACTTACCATTGTGAGGTCCACCCCTCCAGGCATCGGTGCGGTTGACTCTCCAATCCTTGGGATGTACGTATTTGATGTTGCTGGTGAGTCATTTGTGATGATCATCCAGCCTGTCTCTCTGACGGCTGTCATCCAAGTCCCCACCCTGTACATCTATAAGAATGCAATTAGCGGGTCGAATGGTGAACTGCCCATTATCGTCAATGCGGCTGGTGTTGCCACGCCATTCCCTATTAACGCAGACTCGTACACCCTCGGCCCGAGGGGTAAGTATTACGACTTTGCCCAGGCGGGGCGGTTCCTCTATTTCTCCAATGGGTATGGCCAGTACAATGAGCTTGAGTGGACAGGCGGGGATACTGCGGAGTCATTCGTCCTTCGGTCCTCATTTTTAGAGACGGGGAATGCCCCATCTGTAATGAGCTATCTCAATGGCCCCATGAAGCCCTCTTCGCTTGAGTTCTTTTATGACCAAATTGTGGTCAGTGGATTTCGGGAAGATCGTCAGGTGTCTTTGTCAAACCCACTGGCAGAGAGGCAGACAGAGGTTCCGTCTGAGCTTCTTAACCAAACTAGGACTGAGTTGACCGTCACTCGTGGGCACATCTTTGTTGCAGAGCCTGGCCTTTGGCGGAGTTTCCCACTTGAGGATTCTGGAGGGATGTATTGGCTCTTCAATGAAGAGATCGTTGCCACATCCAACTTCAGGGATACCATTCTCGTCTTCACTAAGAAGGCTCTCTATCGGATTGTTGGCCACGGCAGTTCCACCCCGCGCAGGGAATGGGTGGCTGATGTATCACTGGTGAGCGCAAGGGCCATTGCGAAGATCGAGGCGTTTGTATTTTTTGTTGCCCAGGGCGGCTGTTACATCACAGATGGCGCAAGCGTCACAAAGGTGTCTGAGGAGATGGATCCGCTGTGGCGCTCTCAGTACCGTCCGCATGTGACTCGTAAGGCCCAGCGTGAGTTGCGGAGGACTGCTTACCCGTTCTACGTCAACCGTCGCGCCCTGGATAGTGCTTTGTGCATTAACGACAGGGACCGAAAGCAGATCATGGTAGCCCTACCATCCAGCGGCTTCGCTGAGAACAACATGGTGTGGGTGTGGAATTACGAGCAGTTCATACGACAACAAGGCCCAGGTAAGTGGTGCGTCTGGGCAGGCAAAGAAGAGCCACTTGATACAAACAATGGGATAACAACTCCTATGGGTACAGGTGCAAACACTAGGCTTAATGCAGCCACCTCTGTATCCGCATGGCATATCACCTCTATGGCGGTGAGCAAGGGAACGTCTGGGGACACGATCTACATCGGCACATCGGATGGGAAGGTTTACACCCTTGGTGATGGCAGCGACAACCTATCCCTTGGAGCGGGTGGAGGGGGAGTGCCTCGCGGGATACCAACTCCAACTGGTTACCCCATCCTCATTGGCCTCGGTCGGGTTGGGCGAGTAGATCCAGACGGCAGGACTGTTTACACAGACGTGGCAATTCGGCACCTGCAAGAGACAAGGAACCAGGAGGATGATTCATCTGTCAACCAAACTACCGTCATTGTGCGATCTGAGGGTGATGCCCAGCGTCTAATAAACGCCAATGATGACGACGTTGAGGATGAGAAGACAACGCCCAATATGCAGTATGGGGTGAGCGAGAGGACGATGTCTGTGATGGGCAACGCTGCCAACGCGGCTATGGTGCTTGGAAACACCCCAACGGGCACAGCCTCTCCGCTGCTTTCTTCTGAGTACACCGAGTCTTACGCCAGGATTAACGCTCCAGATGAAGAGGCTCGCACTGTCACTGTGGACATTTACCGCCCAACGATTGCTGGCCCGCAGAATCTTAGCGTGTCCGAGGTCCGCCTGTACGGCACTGTAAAGGGTGGCTCCCAGAGGAATCAGTCATGATTATTCCTCGTCAATACCTTGGCAAGAGACAGGGTGCCAGTATCACCGAAGGGAACATGGTCTACCAGTTTGAGGACTTGGTAAACACTCTCCCCCATCGGCTGACACCTTATGATGATCTGAGCTATCAGGAGTCCAAGGCTTACTTCTCTCAGTCGCAGATGATCTTGTCTGCTGGCGAGTGGACAGTCCATTCAGCAATGGCGCTGGACAGCAATAACGGAATCTACATCACCGGCTCTGGCTACCACACGATACTCAAGTGCGGACCAAATAACACAGCAGGTGTGATGGTGGTCAACGGGGATGATGTGGTGATTGAGAACGTCAAGTTCTCCCGGACTACCGACTCCAGTGTTCCAGATGTTGGCTCCTTACTCCACGTCACGGGCGAGCGAGTTGTTATCCGCAACTGCTGGTTTGACGCGAGCAATGCCTTGAACGCTATCACTGCTAACGTGGCAGACAATTTGACTATCGAGTCCTGTGTGTTTGCTGGTGGTGCTGGTGACATTGTCTACGTGCTGGACTCTGACAACACGATGGTGAAGAATAACAGAATTGTCCCCGTCGCCGGATGGGACTCGGTTGCGTACAATGCCATCTTCCTTGCATCCACTAACACTGGAGTTGTGGCCCAGCGGTGCAATGATGGTATTATCGTGGGGAATCATGTTGGAAGTGGATCGCGCATCCGGCATAACAACACAGGAGCCCACATGTTAGCTGGCAACAACACGAGCGCGATACTGGTGGGATACCCATAATGGGAACGATAAGCATAAATCCAGACGCTGATGGCGATCTCCATGATGCGTCACTGCACAATGACAAGTTCCAGACGATCTTAAACGAGATCAATGGCAACCTGGACGCCAACAACCTGGCCAACCCAAACAGCTTCCTGACGTTCACATCCAACGCGGGCAGATCCTACACAGGTGCAATACCGGGAGGTGCCCATGCCGTATTCTACCCGTGGACCGGGTGGAGCCCAACAGCCACAGTTACGGATCCCACAACGCAGATGTCCACCGCCCTCCCGTGGGTTCCAATAAGCGGTGCTAATGAGTGCAATATCATTGTAAATTCTCAGGCGTATAATACAAGTGGCCAGATAATCGCTTTGGTGTCAGCGGGTGCGATTTACAGGCAAACACCTGGGTACAACAATGCAAATGTAACACTTAGGCTCCAGAGGAGCGCCACAACATCTGTTGCCGGGGCCTGGGAGGACATGGCGACGATGGTGTTTAATCCGTTCGCCGCTGCTGCCGCAAACAACAGCGTGTCTGCATTTGCATCAACTAGCAACATGACCGTGGCCAATGGACACTATTTTCGCGCACTTGTTCAAAACAATGCGGGCACTGCCCTGAGCGGGACCGAGTTAGCTGTCGCTGCTATCTCGCTGACGATGACATTCAAAGTTGCCCACACGAACTAGGATCACGCTATGGCAAATGGAAATCAGTCAGGATTCGGCACGCCAGGAACGCAACGCACTGCACAAAGAAACGTGCAGACAGGCGGGGTGAACCCCAACATGCCCGTGGGGCAGCAGCTAGCCAGACAGGGTGCAAGCTCTTACCAGCGGTCATTGACCACTGGCGGGACTTCCCCTGGCGTTAATCTGGCCAAGGCTGCGTACACAGCAGCGCCTCCTCCTGTTGCCAAACCCTCTCCACTAGCCGGATTCCCTTACAAGGAGTCCTTGGGGATGAATGCTTCCCTGGGGTTCTCTAACGAGGTTCCTGGTTTTGGGCTTCACGGTGGCGGTGGTGGGTATCAGATCCCCTCTGGTGGGGCAATGCCTCGCCAGGGAGGGGGTCCAGCGCCTGGGCAGTTGTACAACCCAAATACTGGCAAATGGCGAACTTTCGGAGGACAGACTGCCGTTGGCACATCGCCAAGTGATACGTATGTCATTGACGACAGAAAGGGGTCTGACACTTTTGGGAAGTCAATCCCTATTGAGGATTACAGCGGTAGCGTGCCGGTACAGGTTAGTGCAGAGGATTCATCTGCTCTCCCCGCTAAGGAGCCGAAGACTCCGCTTCAGATGCTTCCTGGGGCAATGGGCAATGTTGCGGAGGAAAAGAAGGCCACGGCGGAATGGGAAGCATCTCCGGCTGGAAAGGCTGCGAAGGCTTCTGGTGTCGTTGAGGACATCTACGGTGGTGAGCCGATGGAAGATGTCCCTGGTATTGACCCGGATGAGTACGCAAAAATAGAACAATCCCTGATTGACAATGCTGAGTTTGCGTACCAGCAGGGGATAAACACGATTTCTAGGCAATATGCGATGATGGGGATGACAGGGTCTGGGGCCAATATCGCGGCAAATAATGCGCTAATGGCCGAGATTGCAGATCAGTTGCTCAGGGAACAGTCTGCCCTTGCGACTGCCAACCAGCAGCAGATTGAGATTGACCTGGCAGAGCGCGCAGAGGCGGCAAACAAAGAACTCTCCAATGCAATCGCCCTGATGACATCTGGGGCTCAGGTTGACCAGATTGGTATCAACAACCAAATCAACTTGCTAACCGCAATCGACACAACTCTCGGCGGGTATGCATCTCAATTCTGGTCAATGACAGAGCAAACTCCCACTCCACAGGAGGCATCTGCTTACGCATGGATTCTTGCGGAGTTCCAGAAAACCGGCGATGTGGAGCTTGCCAATCTGAGAATGTCTGAGTTGTTGGCCGGAAAGCTCCCGCAGGAGTTTATTGAAGATGGGCCTTATGCGGATGCGTATAAGTTTGCCACAGAGGGTGGGCTTGGGATGACGGGGTATTGATATGGGAAATTGGCAAGCGCCGCCTAATATTGTGGCGGCTGAGAAGGTTAAGCAGGCTGGTCTGAATGCACGCCACAGGAGCATTGCTGAGGAGATTGGCCTTCAGGTTGTCAACACGGCGCTGTCGTTGGGTGGGTCTTACGTTAAGGACTACATAACGGGTGGTCCTGAGAAGAGGGAGATCCTTGGCAAAGAAGCTGAGTCCAAGCAACAGACAGCCAATGCGGCAATGATGGAGGCCAGGTCTAAGGCCATGACCGCCAGATCAGGGCAGGACTTGGCATGGCTTGCCCAGGAGAAGATGATTGACCCAGCGACCGGATTGCCACGGCCAGGGTACGATGTCCAAATTGGAGATGCCAGATTCATAACACCGGATGCCGCACCCCCGCCCTCCCAAAAGGATTGGATATGGGATGAGAAACTGAAAAACCCCGATGGCTCCCTGGGAGGGATGCGTCCTCGCACACAGAGCGAGTGGGAGAGCTACAACAAAAGCAAGCTTCCCCGACGCGGGTCTACAGTTAGAACAGAAAACCGATACCAAGAACAGTTGGCCGGGATCGCACTTCTTGGCAGAGAAATCGCTGCCCTAGAGAAAGGTCCCATGAGTTTCGGAACCGGATCCCCCGCATTCGTGGATGCAAGCCAGAAAAGAAAAGATAAGTGGGCTGAGAGAAATGCCCTTTACAAAACAATGGGGCTTGAGGGTCCTACGTATGCAGAATATGACCCCTACGCCAAGCCAGCGCGCATACTTAAACTGCAAGAAAGCCTTCCTTTGTCTGGATGGAACAAGGGGGATTTAAAGCGATTTAATGAAGCTGATATGTATGGAGATGATGGCATTCTCAATGACATGGTAAGCAAATTCTCTAGCGACTATGATTTTATGCTTGGAAATCCATACATAGCGTGGCCCACTCCAGGAAACCCAGAACAGGTCGTTGCCAAAGACGCCCTGCTTGATAAAGTCTCTGGAATGTCGAGGGCGCATAAGGTCGAATTCTTCAGGCAGCTTTCGGAAGAGGCTGCTAATGGCAATGGAGACGCTTCTATTATGCTTGAATGGATCCGCTTCAATATGTAGCAAAATGTGACGTGGGAGATTCTCAATGCCGTCTGGTAAGGACTTATTTTCTGATGTGGCGGTCGGCAGTGAATTGTCGCAAAACCCACCCACTGCCCCTGAGCGCATCACCGATTCAACTGGTCGTGTGGATTTGTTTTCCGATGTGGCAGTAGGAGCCCCATCTCCTGCGCCCACTCGCCCGTCCACACCGACTCCAGCACCAACCCATGACGATCCAATCTTTGGGAATGAGACCCCTGTCCCAATGACAGAAATTGTGTCCAGTTATCCAATTGGAGAGGCATTTGATCTCGTCAGGGGTGATAGCTTTGATTCTGCGGATTGGGGGAGTAAGGCAGGGACGCTGGACACCCTTGCGAACAGGCTCGTGCAGGATGGCATTTACAGCAGAAAGTCCCTCCTATTCCCAAGGCACTTGAGAGATTCTCTTGAGAGCAAGGGGTTTCATGTTGGATTCCCCATGACCCAGACCCAGTTGCTTTCTGGGGACGATGCTGGCAGTCCTGGATACCAATGGATGCGGGGCCTTGTTGATGCTTCCAGGCCGACCCAGGAAGAGGGTGATGGCGTTCCTGGTGATCAATTGCCATCGCTTGTTCTAGACCCTGATCTTGCTCGGCGTTCCGAAAATCCAGACTACGAAGACCCTGAAAAATTTGTTGGCGCTGGGCTTGTTACCGCCGATGGGCTGGCCGATCAGTTGCGCTTAAAGGGTGTTCTTAGAAAGAAGTTCATCAATTCCCTTGAGCAGGCAGACCGGCAAAAAAGCCTCTCATCTGTGCAGATTGGGGAAGTAAGCATAGCGGATCCTGAGTCATGGTGGATCACTAAGCTGATGACAGAATTGACGGTTGGGGTGACATTCCTGCCAACATTCATGGCCGGTTCTGCGGAAACAATCGGGACAGACCTGGAGAATTGGGCGCTAAACTCCCGAAGCCCAATACCTGGCGAGGGGAACTCTCCAGAAGAAAAGGAAGTGCTGAGTGCAATTGATGGGGTGTGGGCGATCAATTCGCTAAACTCTGCCAAGTATCCAAAAACATCCATGGCCCAAAGCATCGTCCCCACTCGCGGGGATGTGAAGCGAATCCGAGAGCAGTCTGCTGCAAGTGTTGCCAAAGAGATCGGCACCGCATTTGATATGGTCGGAAGGATTTCGAGAAGAACTGGGATACCATTCGCTGACATAATGAAGGCTCTCAGGGATGCGGAGAGGGCTTCCGGTGGAGATGAAGAGAAGCTATTTGACTACATCCGAGGGTACGTGAACTCTCAGTGGCGAGTCACAGCCCCGGAGGGTCAGAATCTCCCGCCAAACATGATCGGGAAGTCAGACACAGAGCGTCGCATACTTGCAGAGATGTTTGAGGAAGACCCGCGTAAATTCGGCAGCAGGGCTGGCATCATAACGAAGGGAGGGATGCGTAGCGAGTCTGAGGATTTGCGGATTGCGAAAGAAGTGGAGATGCGCCTGGAGAGGTACAACCAGGCAAACATTATGAAGATGGCGGAAGAGGGGGCCCTTGGCCCAGCACTTCAGGCCAGCCCAAACTCAGCGCTTGGATTGTATGGCGACGTAATGGGCGTCTACAAAGAGGGGATGTACGGAAGTGCATTCTTAAAGTTCCTTGAGCTTCAGGCCGAGTACATGGCGACAGAGATGCCGGTGAACACGGCGAAAGCAGTCGCTGCGATTATTGGTTATGGGGCCTCGTGGGGAGGCGGTGTTAAGCCGTATGAGACTCCATCCGAGTGGGATAAATTTGTCCAAGATGGCCAGGACATGTTTAGGGACCACCCCGGTCTTACCATAATTGATTTGTGGGGCATGTCTGGGCTTGGTGGTAAGGCGTTGAAGGGCGCTTTAATGGCCCCAGAGGCAATGATGTGGGCCATGTTCCCGAGCCTCAATGGTTTGAAGAAATCCATTCAGGATGGTGTTTCTGCGGACAAGTTATTGGCGGCAGAGATACTAGGCGCGAAGCCTGGGGTCGCGGAGAGGATTTCGGACAGGGTTCCGGAGGCTCCTTATGCGCCAGAGCTTCCGCAGTTGATGGGGTCTGGTCCTGCTCCTTTGCTAGCGAGGGCTACTGATTACGCACTACGTGCCTCCTCCATGGGCAGGGACGCCCTGGCTGGGGGGAGAGACGCCCTAGTTGGTGGCGGGAGGGCTCTCCTTAGCGGGGATACGTACTCTGGGGCATACGACGCCATTTCAGGCGGCATATCTCATGCGGGCAGGGTCGCCCTTGCTACCGCTCTACCAGATCCAAAGATGGCGTCTAGGTACGCAAAAGAAGCCCATGATGCGGCTCCACGGCCAACTGAGATGCCGACAGGGCCGAGCCACCCTCGGGGGTTTTCCGATAGAACCAGATTGATGGAGTGGAAGAGGGACAGGAAGGGCCGACCATCCAAGGACAACGAACTGCTCGCAGAGCTTGATAAGTTAGACACGTCAATAATGCCATACTCGTGGACAGTAGAGCTTGCCTCTCTTCTGAGGAACAGGGCTGATGCTTTCTCCAAGCAAAAGGAGATAATGCAGGGCTCTCGCGATGGCTCGAAAACGGGGAAGGCGGCAAATGAGTTCAGGGAGTCTGTCCATGAAGGGGTTGTGTATGACATCAAGCTGAGAGAGAAGATGTCAGAATTGCACTCCGCCCTTGAAGAGAGGTTCCTCGTTGCCGACTTGGAGTCATCTGCCACCAATAAGTCAAAGGAATTGCACAGGGAGAATGTTTCCGCTGCCAGGGAAGAGGGTCGTGTGGTTGTGGATACAGACACAGGTCTTCCTTTGGCCCCTGAAGATCCAATGGATCCAAGGAAGGCAGCAAGCGATAGGCGGGGCGACGTTGACATCGAGGCCGTCATTACAACCCCAGTTCTTGAACAGGGTGCCGCTATACGCACAGCGGCAGAAAGGAGGGGTCAAAATAACAACGCGGTAGCGTCTGCTGTTGATGAGATATCCTCTGAGGTCTCGCGGGTGGATTCCCCTCGCAACATGCTTGCGCGTAGCAGGAGAGATGAGGTCAAGGATGATCTCGCGGTGGAGGGTGTCACTGATGCGTTAAACCTTGTCGGAGATGCCGTTAGCGCCGAGAGGGTTTCGGGATGGCTAGGCGAGGCCAGGGACAGCCTCTATTTGTATGAGGACTCAAAGGGTGTCATCCACGAGGTTGTAGACCCATCAAAAGCGACAATCAAAGATGATTGGACACTGCTCCCGCGAACCGAGACGAGAGGTGGGCCAACAGCTAGCGAGCGAATATTCGGTGACGCTACAATCGTTGAAAGGGGCCGCAATCGCAAATGGTTTCGGACCACAGACCCTCCCGATCCAACGACAACGCGCATCACATCCGGCGAGCCTGGGCAACAGCCAGGGGTGTTCCGAGAAAGCCTGCCTATATTTGACCTGGGCCAGAGAAGAAGTGTCGGCGCACCCACCCTTGATGTTGAGATTAGGCGGATTGATGGTGGCGTTGAGGTGACAGCCCGCCACAGCGAAGGGCGACCCGGCGACACCCTTTTCCGCTCCGTATTTGAGTTTGGCAAGGGGGGCGTTACACGAGAGAACCTGACCCTCTACATCAGAAGAGGTGTGCTGGCGCAGTACATGAAGTCAATCGCCGGTAGAGCGAAGAAAACCCAAGAGAGAATTGAGAATACAGGAGTTGAGCCCACTGGCTACCTGTACGATCCATCAATTGGCATTTCAGCGGATAAAATTCTCAGCGTTGCAAATCAAATGAAGAACATGGACGTCTTTAGCCCCATTGGGGATATTCAAAAGATGTTCATTGACGAGGGATTTGTAGCTGGAGAGACCCCATCAACCCCCGCGCAACTCTCCCTAAAAGAGTTCCGCGCAGCCCGAGAGGCTGGGGGTGGCGATAAATTCTTGGTAGACCCGGTGGCCGTTGTTGGCGAGGATGTAGCCAGGTCTCTTGATATGGCAGAGGCGCGCATTGCGTTAGAGAAGGGTTTTGTCAACCTTTCTGAGGCGACAAACATCCCAGACAATGCTGGAGTGCTGGATGTTGCAGACTTGGCAGCTTATCGCGCAAACCTAACACCACAAATGAGGGCGTCAGAGTTAGTTGCTCGCGGGCTTGGCGACTTTGCCACCTTTGAATATATGAGTAGCAGGAGAACATGGGACACTGCTGGTGATTGGGCGGATTGGGGGGCCTACCCGGACACATCGCAGTATCTGGCGTGGAGGGCGATGAAGAACAGGTCTGGCGGTAAGGGTGCGGTTGATTATGCCAGTGAGTACAACAAGGCCCTGACGGACGCTGCCACGAGGGATGGGTTGACGCCTGTGCAATGGCTTGTCAAGAATTCAAGGGAGCAGCGAGCGGAGTCTATGATCAGGGCGGGCATATCAGATGCCTCCATCTATGAGCAGATTGGATTTAGCGCAGCGGAGGCATCGTCGCTCGCGCTATCAGGGAACACCCTTCACCCCAAACCCGTCACTATCCCAAAGACCCCCTTCTCTGCCGCAAAGGTTGTGGCAGGGACTACTCCAGCAAAAGCAAAGAGGAAGATAAGCGAGGAGAGCGCAAAGAACATCAGGGAAACAGAGTCCGCTTTGTCAGGGAGGGAGTCCAGGACGGCGGGATATGCGCCTTCGTTTGAAGCGGATGTGCGTCCAATGTGGCACCGAATTGCCAGCGTATTCTTAGACAGGTCTGGCCTGGATATAATCTCTGGGCACAAAAAGAGCCCGTATGAAACAGGGAGCAAGAGGGCCAACATATACGCCCTGTCAGAGTTCATGGAGCGCCCATTTGCCTTTGTCAAAGCCCCTGTAACACTGCTTGATTTCGCGGGAAATCGGCTGCGAAAGAAATATGAAGGCCGCGTTGACAGCGCAGATGGGCTTTCAGGGTTTTGGGACAATGTCATCTGGTTCTTCAGCGGGCCAAGCGCAAAGCTGGGGTATACAAACTTTCACGAACTGGCAACGGCTGGAAGGGTAGGCGGGATACTGAACGAAAGGATTTCTCCGGTACTGAGAGAGCTTGCAGGGGAGAATGTTACGTTTACAAACAAAGACATCCAACTGCTAACAGAAGCCCTCGATGCGCCATTCAAGGATACCGGATATGCGGGGCAGTATGCGTCAGATGGGTGGCAAATAGTCGGAGCGTCTGACAAGCAGTTTATATTTACAGATAAGTATGCAAACCGGGTTGTGGATGCCACGAAAAGGTGGGAGAAAGAGTTCATCATAGAGGACGCAAACGGGAACAAAACAAGGTTGACCGACTTTGCGGACAAGTACGCGAACTTTGAGGGAAGGCGAATAACTGTTGATGCCCTGCAAGATATGGTTCGTTTTGGGGAGATAACCATCCAAAGGGCTCAGAGGGGTGTTCGTGGATTTGAGTATCGCCACAAAGAGGGGATGCAATGGAGTGATCTGACAGACCAGCAAAAAAGCATCCTCCTCATTGCGAATAGGCTCACTGCGCCATTGGATACGGCGTTCTTTGACTCAGCGATACAGCTAGCAACGAGCCCAGAGGGGATGAGACTAACCCTCGGAAGCGGCGATGTGGCGAGGCTTGACCCGCTACTCAATGCATCAAAGGCCAACATCATCAAGATGGCCTCCAATTGGATGTCTGATTTCTATGACCCTCGTGGGGCGTTCTCTTTCCTGGTTGACACGCTTCACAAGATGGCGAAAACGGGTATCGACCCAAGCTCTCTCGACGGCCCAGGCGGTACAGCGGCTGGAATGGACGTGATGCTAGGACGTGTTGCGCCCGGTGGCGGCACTCGTGAGATATCAATATCAACCATAAGAAAGTACCCAAATCATTTCACAACCAAGAGACTGAAAAAGCGCTTGGAGGATTGGAACATTGGGCCAATCACTGAGGAGTTAGATGGCATTGGAGTTCTACCCGCATCCAGGGAGAGGCTGCTTCAGTTGCAGCCAGAGCTTGGATTGTCTGAGATTGTCGAGTTGTGGAACAGTCCAACTTCTGGCGCTGCGTTTAGAAAGCAGTTTGGGGTTGGTGGTGGCCCGCCAGCAGTTGTTGAGCGGTATTACAACTCCCGCATTTGGGACAAGTATCTGACATACGACGAGAAGATAGAGTGGGGCTTGTGGGACTTGAGAGAGGCTGCATCGAAGGCTTCACTTGATATGGGGTCTGCCCTTGCCCACCAGAAGTTGATTGTTGGAATGCGAGAGTCTGGAATGCTGCTAACACATTCCGAGTGGCACTCTCTAAAGAGGGATGCAGCAAAGGATGCGGAGGCCGTCTTTGGCCGTGACTCTAGCGGGGCCAGATTGTCTGCCGAGAGGATGCAGAGATTGCATGACCAATATGTGAACCCAGGCGAGGGCTTTGCCGACATAGGCGGCCCAAAGGTTTGGGACGAGCTTAGTAATGAGTTCGTCATTCACAAGGCAATCCGTAAGCATATATACGAGCAGGCAAAGATGTTTGAGTCCATGAAGAGTGGGCTATCAAGAGCGCACCAGAATATTAAGCTGGGCCTTGTCTTTGACCCGATTGGCGGGACGTTATTGCGCAACTATTTTTCCAATAGGTGGATGATGGGCTTGATGGCCGATATCCCGTGGAATCAGCGACACAATAAATCTGCCAACCGCATGATCAAGGACTTCTATGAGCGCGGAATTATTGACCCTCTCTATATGGAGATCCGGCAGAACGGCTACGGAAAGGCCACGGCAGCGGCGACTGAGTTCCAGACTGCGGAAGCGTTCATGAAGATGGACTTGCAGATGTCTGAGATGTCTGCGGGATTGACTGACGGGCTGCTTGAGGCCGGGGTTTCCCCGGAAAAGGTGCAGCGGTTTGGAGACATGCTCTGGTATGGTGCCGGGGCGACCAAGGCCAGAAGGGCCAAGAAGAGCCGTGTGATTGGTGAGGGGATAGCCCCGGAAGAAGCATTTCTCCGTCAATTACGCATGCACGAGCAGAGGTCGCCCCTTGGTGATTGGACAGGCAGGGGTGGGCTTGAGGGAACGAGGACTGCGTCAACTGCTGACAGGATTGGGCGTAAGGCGTCTGAGGCGAAGCGATGGATGGTGGAGGAGTACGGCATAATCGACGACACCGCCAAACTCAGCTATATTCTACAGCTTGTAAAAGACCACCATTATTCCGTAAAAGAGGCCATCAAGGCGGCAGACAAGGCATTTATGGCCTACGATGACGTTGCCCCCATGATAAACCTGCTCAGGAACAATGCTAGCGGTGCAATCCTCTCCTCTCCGTTCATCGTGTTCGCAGCAAAGGCCGCGTCCAAGGCCCTTGAGTTTATGGCAGACCACCCTGGTCGCGGGTTTGTCGCCACAAACCTACTACAGGCTTATTCACACGCAGTTTCTGCCATGATTAACTACGACAAGGAAGAGATACTTAGCCTGATGTTAGATGACAACAAGGTTCTTCTTCCGACCATTGGTTCGCAGGAAACTCTCCGCAGGAGGGGCAGTCGCTCTCGCTCGGTTGACCCCGGAAAACTCATCGGGGAAAGAGACCTGTCTCTCATGGAGAGTGGGCCAAAGGCTGTTGATATTGGCTTATGGCAGTTTTGGTGGAGGCAATTGGCGGATGGGGAGAGGGGGGCTCGCCAGGTGGATTCCCCGCTGCTAAAGTCTCTCGCAATGATCAGCGCATTCACTGGCGGTACTGCCCCATGGGGAGAGGTAATGGCCAATGCGATGCACCCACATAGGGCAAAAAAGATAGATAGGGAGTTGGAGGAGGAGGGGTTCAGGAATCCAGCGGACTCGACAATTGAGAGCTTTACTCGACATGCCGCAAAGGTATTCGATCCGGTATTGCCGTCTGCCTACCGGTCTGGTGCCAAGCTAGCAAGTGCTATTTTGGGCGAGAGTGTTGGTGGGCAGAGGGGTAAGATGGTCGAGAGGGTGTCAACCTTCACCGGGGTAAAGGAGACGATTGTTGACAGGAATAAGGCCCTTCTAGATGCGGAGAGGAACGTCGAGTTTGCCCTCAACGCTCTAATAAAAGAGTATCATTCACTCAATGATGACCGCCTGGATTGGACGCGGGAGAATAGTGGAGAAGCATTCCCGCAACAGGATAGACTGAATGATCTTAAATGGGTCTATGAAAACAGCAAGCACATAAAGCGCGGAATCAAGTCGGAGAAAAACGCCAAAATAATACTCAATTATAGAGAGTGGTTGCCAAAGATGTACACATTGTTGGAGGATGTCGATGGTATGGCACTTAACAGCGCGCTGTTGCGCATCCAGAAGGGCGCGGAAAGAAGTGACCTGTCAGAGCGGGAGAGAAGAGCCTTCGACTCTCACGAGCAGAGAGAGTCCATGCAGAAGGCGCTCCGGGGTATTGGTGCAATAGCGCAGGAGATCGGAATCGGAGGAAGCGGAGAGGCCGCAATCCCGTACCTGTTTGAAGAGGCGGCAGGTGGACCGCAATAACAATTAGGAGAACAAGATGCCTGACTACGGACAAGACTTCAGCCTTCCAGGCTACTCGCACACAAAGTTGACAGACTCTGCCAAGGCGTCTGATTCCAAGTCTACCCCTCCCTCCACCAGTTCTGCTGGCAAGGGCGGTGGCAAGAAGAAAGCAAAGAACAGCAATCCAAAGAAGGGTAAAGGCGGGTACTAGACATGGCCTTCAATCACCAAAGAGTCCTAGTATCCAACCTTGGTGATGGAAACTGGGGCGACGGTACAGAGAACAACCTCAACACCGCTGCTGGGACTAGCGTGTACTTCCCCCCCGGTGCGGCGAAGGGTACGCAGCCGACTGCTGACGAGTGTTTCTTCGGGAACCTCGATTACATTGGATGGAACAGCAAGACCAATTGGATGGTGCAGGTTGATGACGCGACAGGTGCAGCGCCTTACGGCTGGAACGGCTCTCGCGTGAGTGTCTATGTTGGGCGTCCGAGCGGTGTGGAGGAGCTTATTGTCGCTTCTGCGGCTGCTGATTTCACATTTGGTGGGATCGGTGGTGAAGAGGTGTATGGCCCCATCACCTACATCAGGTTCCGCGTGGACACACTTGCTGCAACCCCGACAGGGCTTCTTTGCTTTGTCACCGCATGGAATTACGGCGATATTATTGATGGCACTGCGCCCACAATCTCACTTCCGTAGTAGGAGCACTTATGAGAAGCGACGGAATGCCTAGTGGCAAGCCATCATGTTTGGTGGTTGACTTGTCTGAGATGGAGAAGAAGGTCTCTTCTTTGGAGAAGAAGGTCGCCACCCTCCAGGGTCAACTCGTTGACCTTGCCTCTGTGGTGTCCACAGTGCTTAACCAGCAGAAGGCTGCTGATAAGAAGCCTGCGGCTCCCAAGGTATCTCCTCCAGCCCCCAAGCCAGTGGCCAAGAAGGCTCCGGTTAAGAAGGCTGTTGTCAAGAAGAAGCCAGCGACTAAGAAGAAGAAATGACCATCAAGGATGTGGCCTCCAACCCAGGCCCTATCTGGGTGACTCTTCTGGCTGCTGTCGGTGCTATTCTCACGGGTTACTCTGAGAACAAGACTGCGACTGAGTCTATTGGTGTGTTTTGTCAGCAGGCAGAGGACTCTAGTTATCAGGCATTGGTTGATCTTAGGGATAAGGTGAACTGGATCCACATGAGGGTGAAGACCAATGAGGAGAGGCTGGCCTTTGTATCGTCGCCCCCTGGCGGTCCAGCGCAAGAGGAACCGCCTACCCCCTCCGAGAGTGATGAGAGCGGAGAGAAACCTGAAGAGGTTCCGCCCAATGAGAAGAAAGAACCGGCGGATAAGTCTGTACCATTAAAGGATGATGGCACTATTGATTGGGCTCCCATAAAGCGCCCCGCAGAGCAGACGACATCCCCAGTAAAAAAGTAGGTCCCCATGCCTCCTCGCACAACAGGAAAGGGTTCTCAGGCCATTGTAGATGTGTATGCCGAAGATGAGGCTATTGACGCTGGAAAGGTTGATCCAAAGATAAAGGCTGAGATGGAGGCAATATTGTCTCGCCTAACGTCTGACGAGCCGTACAATCGTGGGCCAAGAACGATCACATTTGGACCAGGCGACGAGGTGACAGAGTCATACCGCGCTATGCCCTCATATGAGGACTTGGCGGATTCATATGGCGATGATGACCCCTCATGGGCAGAGGGATCTCCACTGGCTGGAGACCTCAATAGCGATGGGGTTGTTGATGGGTGGGACACATTTCTGGCTGGCGAGCCAGTAGGAGTTGCAACTGACCCATTTGTCGCAGAAGAGCGAAGCCGGAATGCCAAAATTGCTGTCGAGTCAAACACCGCTTCAGGCGGAAGCCACCAGATGCTGAAGAATTGGCTTCGGACTATGCTCCCAAAGGATTCAACCATTGGGTTCGAGGACATGATTGTCCCCGTTGGAGTTGGAGGGGAGCCCGATGTAAAGGCGGCACTCAGGATAAACATATTCCCCTACGTAAAGAAGGATGACTATGACCACCCGTACTATGATGAGGCCATGCTTTATCAGGTGCGAGAGGACAACAGGGCACCCAGGCGACCTGCGATTGATCTGGGCGGCACATCCGGGGTGGACTTTGCCACAAGGCTTATGAACTCATTCCTAAACAGGTAGCATCATGGCAAATTCATTCCTTAACAGTTTCATCTCCCACCTCGCCAGACGCATTGAAGAGGACTGTAACAAGTCTGAGGAGGTCTGGAGACCCACGTTTATATTGACTATTTGGCGTGAGTCTCAGCTAGCAGATGGGTGGGAGGATTCTCTCGCCAACTTCGATGCTGTATCAGTCAAGATTATGGACGGGACTAAGCCATTTGATCACAAAGGCGTCGAGTCCATCATGTCCAAGCTAAGAGGCTCCCCGATTGATGTGCATGGCTGGGGCTACCACTACTGCCAGGAGCCCGCCAGGGCGAGAGATGAGGCCATTGCTGTGGCCATGCGGTGCGAAGAGTTGGGCATCACCCACTACCATTGGAACGCAGAGCGACACTGGAAGGAGGGGGTAGGCACTCCGTCTGACAATGCGGTTGTGTTCGCTGAGGAACTAAAGAAGCTAGCTCCGAATGTTGTGCTGTATGCGAACTGCTTTGTGTCTCTTACAACAAAGGAGATGTCCAGGCATTTCGACTACTTCGAGCCCATGTGTTACGGAACGAAGCGAAAGACGATAGCATCCAAGGTGGCCAAGAGGATGAGTGGAAAGCCATTCCCTGCCGTAAGGACAGGTGTTATGGTGGGGACGGGTCGTGTGAACGACAAGGTTGATGGTCAGTATTGGGGATATGTGTCCCCTCCTGGCAAGGAGAGTGAGCCGCTTGGTCTTGCACAGTTGGTTAAGGTTCATTCCCCTTGCTTTGTTAATTTCTTCAGAGCGGGGAGTATTGATGGCCAGGATATGGGGATGTCTGGCAATGAAGTGAACCCTAAGTTATCGGAACAGGTTGGGATAATCCTAGACCACCTGGGCCAAGCACAGGTATAACGATGGCAACGACCGATACGGGAGAGCCTTTTGTGAGTGATAACGAGGCCAAGACAATGTTGCAGGAGATTCTCCGCAAGCAAGAGGAGTCACTGGACCTGAAGGGTCAGCTTGTTCTAATCAATGAGAAGATGGACGCCTTGATTGCAGCGGTCGAGAGTAAAATCAAGCCCCAGGGAACCCTGGCTGCGCTTATTGAGTCATCTCCGCAGATCCCCCTGTTCATCTTCATCATCGTGATGGTAGCCTTGTTCCTTGGCTTTGGCCCGGAACTCGTAGGACTACTAGGTGGAGCAAGTGAGTAAGCACAGCATCCTCATTGCCACATTCATGCTAGCCATGGCGCTGGCATTTATCATCTCATCCACCAAAGGTTGTGCCTACGTAGAGAAGCTGGGGCCTGCGCTGTCTAGCGTAGGTGGGTGTGCCTTACATACAACGCTGAGTTGCGTTACGAGGGCTGGAGGCGACTGTCCACCTCCCTCTGACATGTGGGGCAAGGATGATTGGCGCGAGTATGGAGCATGTCTTTCAGATAGAAGTTCCAGTTGTTCTTTTGATGGTCTTGCTGGATGTCTTTATAGGTCTCTGGATAGGGCTATGGGTTCTTCGCTCACCCGAACATCACTGTCATCAGGCATTGGACCCTCAGCGAGGGTTGCCTTTGAGGTGGAGGGGAGCATCGACAATGAGGTCGCAAGAGGTAGGATACAATCCTGCGTCGCTATCTCGGAGATTACGACAGAGGATGAGGCGATTGCTGCGGTGGCTGCTTGCCAACGCAAGGCGTGCATGGGGATGGTGGAGTGATGGAAGTCCAGGAAGAGGCAGTGGAGGGGGAGGTTATCCTCCTAGAAGGATTCGACAAGGCGATCCTTGGATACGCTGAGAGGTATGGGATGCCAACCTCTGTCTGCTATGACAGGGAGACAGTCATCGACATCATCATGAAGGATCGGGGGGCAGACAGGGCTACGGCAGAAGAACACTTCACCATCAACATACTCGGTGGACACTTCGGACCATCAACCCCCGTCTTCGTTACCATCGACCCCTACCTTGAGCACTAGCGCTCCTAATAATCCCCCTCAAGATAAGCGCACCAGTTGCCCTGCTCTGGGGACCTCGTAATAACCCAACCCGCTTGTACTCAGCCTCGCCACACCACCTGAACTTACTACCCAGGATGGCCCCTGCCTTGGCCGCTATGGACTTGGTCTCGCAGATGGCATAGTCACCCCCTGGCCCTCCCCACAAGAGCGTTGCGCCAGCTTCCAGTAGCTTCTCCTCCAAGGCGTACCTCTCAGTCAGCCTGCCCGTCCCCCAGTAGATTTGGATGCATGTTGGCTTCTTCTTTTTTCTCCAGAACATCTGAACTCCCTTTTTGTTCTTCTAGAAATGGTAGTTGCACGGTGTAGATATGCTCTGCTGCCAGCCTATGGGCCAAGAATGGCTCCTCAGACAGAGACACCGCTGTGATATACACGGCTGGGTTTGGGTCTGGTTTCTTCCTGGAGATGAGTAGGCAGTGTATGTCCTTGTCATCTTTGGATGTGAGGATGTCCTCTTGCAGTGCATCGAGCAGTACCTTAATGGGTGCGTCGATGTCTGGTGACCTGGGGAATGAGTGCTCAATGATAACAAATGCAGGTGGCTTTACGGGCTCCCCCATTATCTGGACGTTTGCCTTGTAGGCATTCAGCCATTTCTTCTTGGCGTTGTGCGCGCTCCTCCAGTGGGTAGAGCGTAGCTTGTTGCCAAGACACTGGCGCAGTAGCCAGATGGGGTCTGTCTTCTTCCACAATGCGTTGTCGTCAGGGGCTTTCGCTTTCGATGGGGCCTTGGTTCCCTCTAGCTTCACAGTGATCATCCCAACCCCTTGCCCTTGCTTTGGTAGCGAGGCATCGTCCTGCCACTTATGTTCTGTGTCTTTTTTGTACCCATGACGGACCTGAGAACAATCTCCATCCTATGGATGGCCTCAATGGCGGGTGGGATATTCGACTCCACCTTGCTCTCGTAGAATGCCTCCACCCTACGGGGTCCTATGAACGGGTGGATTGCTTCCAATAAGTCTGTAACGCAGGCGTCTACAAACCGCATCCTGTCTCGTATGGAGTGGTCTGATATGGAGTCTGTGTCCCCGTGTTTAATTGAATCTGCTATGTCTGTTATCGGTGTCATTGTATTGCATCCATTGTTTCGCATGCCAATATGAACATTCCAATCGCTGGCAATGCCAGATGGAATGGTTTTGGGCGGAAGTGGGGCTCTGCCAGCTTCAACATTGGGCTTACTATTGGGTCCAGGCGGTGTGTTTTCTTTAACTCTCTGTAGCTTTTCCCTGCCTTCCATATTATTAAGTAGTCTTCTGCTGGTATTAGAATAAGTAAGGCTCCTATCATCCACCACATCACATCTCCCTTATCTGGCATCCTGCCGGATCAAAGTAATACTCAATCGCTTTCGACTCCCCCTGCTTGCACTTCTCCACGTTCACAATCAGCTTGTTGAACTCCCTGTCTTGCTGCTCAGTCGAGACCCTTGGGTCTCTGTATGGCCTGTACAAAATGGCCCCCACGTAACACTTCTGCTCCGCAGCACCCATCCATTCGACATTCCTCAGCCCTGGCTTTACTGATATCGGCTCCATCTCCCATTGGCGGTTCAATTGGGCGGTTATCATCAGCGGAACCTGGAGCCTCTCTGCCTCGCGCTCCATCATCGCCCAGGCATACTCCAAGAAGTCACGCCTTGAACGGCTGTCCGTAGACCCCGCATAGATGGCTTGCAGATAGTCGATCCAGATTATCTCCACCCCCTTGCGCACAACCAAGTCATTGAGAATGCGCAGCACATCCACAAGACGCGCTCCCTTAGCATCTACAAGCTCAATGTTATCAAGGTGTGTGACGTGTGAGGTATTCGATATGGCAACCTCTTCCTCCTCTGACAGGGGCGCTGTGTCCTCCCCAGGGCTCGATAGGACTGCATCCCTAATGCGCCTCAACTGGACCCCGGATACGCGGGAGATCCAACGAGAGGCCCACACACTAGGACTGTCCTCCAAACCAATCACACCCACCTTATGACCAGCCATAGCCTGATGGCTGACCACCTGTGAGACCCACGAGGACTTACCGTGTGACGTCCGCGCAGCCCAGAGGTAGGTGCACCCAGGAACCAACGTGCCAATCGTCTCGTCGAGCTTTGCAAAGCCTGTCTTTATAGATGCTGCGGGTTTATTTTTCCTGTCATCCCAGATAGACTGCACAATCGACCTAACACTACCTGGCTCATACTGCGTATTGGCATGTATTGAGACGATATCCTGCTGGATATTGTTAATAGTGTCCTCTGGGCTCAGGCTTCCGTCCGTTAGCTGCCCTATTCTTGTGCATACTTTCTGGTCTATGAGCCTGGCTGTCGCATAACATTCTAGTAGGTGGTGTAGTCTTTCTGGTGAGCCTTTGATGGATGGGTCTTTGGCTGATGTCCATACTTCTTTGAGGTTGTGTATGCGTGCCTTTTCAAACTCAGCGGTGAGCACAATCTCTTCGTAGGCTACGGGGTCGAGTAGTGGATCACTCTTCCCTCGGAGGTTGATAGCCTGCTCCACCATTCGCCACAGACTAAGCATGTCTTCATTGGCGAAGATGATATGCGGTCTGTTGACGCTGAATGCGTAGCGGGGTGTGCGTATGACAGAGGCCAGGAAGTAGTGTTCAGCCCTCCATGTGAACTCCGGTTTTATCTGTGGTTGTCTCATTAGTATCTCCAACTCGACTTTTGCTGGGTCGCAAGTTGTGTGGCAATGCGGAAGAATACGCTGAACCTGTATCCCCACTGTGCATTTTTCTTATCTTCAAAGAACAGCTTGATTGCATCATAGACCTTCTCACCCATTGAGTGATGGAGTGACATCCAATCTTTTCGCTCTCTCCAGAAGTCGTTTTGCGCACGCAGGTAGTCAGCCCCGGTAGCCCGTAGAAAGGCTTTGTCCCAGGCTGACATCATTTCCCTGATGGGTACGGATTCTGGAACTGGCAGTGACCAATCGCCATGTAGTAGATGGGCGCTTGGGCTCATGTCTATTGTCCACACACCGCGCTTGTCCTCACCTTTGGTGAGTCTGATCACACCGAAAGAGCCGAGCTTGGTGATGGCGTTTTCTATCTTAGACCGGGTGGTGTTCAGCCTATCGGATAGGTCCACCGGTCTGAGAGTAAATGTCAGGTTGTCTTTCGGAGCGGCTAGAGCCGCCAGGTACACAAACACTCCAAGCCTTGTGGGTGTTGCGAACGCTGGCGACTCCATCAACTCCCTTACGTTGATGCTGATGTCCATTAGAACGGTAAGTCTGCATCTTGTTGGACTTCGCCAAACACTTCCCACTTCTCGCCGGATAGCTCAAAGATTGTCCCACCCATGGTGGGTTTCTTATCGTCAATCCATGCGATACAAAGTTGCTTGCCGAGTTCTGTAACGAATGAGTAGCCCTCGTCGTTAGGCTTGGGCCAGTTGATCCCATTCTTCTTATCAGAAAACGGAAAAGTTTCCCTGGGGGGGCCTTTTGGGGCCACCGGAGAAGGCTCCTTGTCTTGGTCATTGGGGTGGGCAGAGCGTTTCCTGCGCACCAATGCAACAGACTCAGCAACTACCTCTGTCTTGTACCGCTTGTTGCCATCACGGTCCATGTAGTTGGAGTTGGATATGCGTCCCCTCAGTGACACAAGGTCTCCCTTGTTGAGGTTCCTGCAATCCTCTGCGTCATACCCCCAGGCTACGCAGCGTTGGAAGTTGGTGTACTCGTTGTCACCGACTTTGCTGGTGGTTGCGATGGTGATGTTAGCCACCGTCTTGCCACTGTTTGTCTGTTTCACATCGGGCTCGTCTGCCACGCGCCCTTCAAGTAGAACCTGATTGATATCTGCCATCTCCCTTTCTCTCCTTTTATCCCATGTCGAGGGATGCCTTGCGGATCTCTTTAGCAGCGTCCCGGATCTCGGAAGCTGTCTTACGCACCCGCCGACCGGCGGCCTTGTTACCTTTGTGCTCTTGCTTTATCGCATCCGCTTTGATGGACTGTGTGAGTCCTTCCAGTTTCTCTACCAGTGCATTCAAGCTCATCTCTTCCTCCGTATATAAAAAAGCTAGTCTCTCCTAGCAGTCACACCACTCTGGGCAGGTGTCGCAACCTATTGGCACGTCTGGGTGAGGACGACCGGGCCAAGGTCAGGGGAGTCCATGGCCCCTCGGGTCTTCCGAGTGTCACGCTGCCCAAGCAACGCTCCCAGCCCTCCAAGGTATCCCAAGGAAGGTGCCCCTGGATAACGGGGGAGCAACTCCCCGCTACCCTCACCGCGCCAATGCCGACCTGATCTTGTCCATTGCCTCCACTGTCATCACATTGTGCGCATGAGCTTCGCGCACAGAGGGAAAGCCAGTGAATTCGCGGGTGACATTAGCCAACTCAATGAAGTTCACTCCGGAATTCATAATCCCATCTGTGAACTCCCGAACCATGTCCTCCGTTGCCAATGTACCAGCCTGCGGAACGCTAGGTTCCTCTGGCTGTACAATATCAGGCACAGCCTCTAGTGGGGGAGCAGCCCGCTCTACCGTTGGAGCAGGGTCACCCTCTCCCACCGTCATGCCAGATAGTAGCCGCCACTTGGCCCCACGTTTCTGACCAAACATGGCTACCTCTCCACTATCCCTCAGCCTGGATATTGCCCCATTGAATACCCCAATGGTTAGCCCGGTGGCCTTCAGGATAGCTCCTCTTGATGCCTCACCGCCACACTCTACGAGATAGTTTCTGATGACGTCAATGGGATCTGCGCCCGTATTTGCAGATTTTGACTCAACAGGGGGCCGACTACGCTCGTAAGGTGGAGGCGCTCCCTGGCTGATCTTACGAGGAGGAGGCACCGCCACAGGAGGTTCCTTTGGCAGAGATATCTCCGTCGCAGTTGAAGCCTTCGGCTTGGGCGCATCACCGCCACTGGGACGATTAGGAGCAGACTTCTTAAACTCGTCAGCCTCCTCCTCTGAGTACACATGCCCACTCAAACCAGCCAGCTTTAAGATGACACGGTCCTTCGCACGCTTCTCACTCATCGCCACCGGGTACTCGTTCTTACAGTTCTTAGGCGTGACCTCACCAAATGACCAAGCGCTGTTCTCTCCCAGGTGGCCACGCACAAACATGCAGACAAGACCCTTATCCAAGTCCAGCACCTTCACATCCGGGTCATCAAAGGTGATGCCCGCCTTGTCAGCGATGCGCTCAAGGTAACGGTGGTAGATGACCAACGTGCCTCGGCAATCCCAGCACGCACGCTGAGGGTCAATGCCGAACTGGTTGAGTATCTTCAGCACATGCTCTTCAATCTTCTTCATAGTTCCTCCTATGCTAGCTCCCTACAAATGTCGTAGCGCCTACACCATCTCGGTGAACACCTGCGCGCAACATGCCTCTTCTTTGTCTTGTCCCATCCACCCCATACCATCTCGTCTGATGGGTCAGGGATCGGGGGAAGTGTCTCGTTAGTGATGTGATGCTGTATCAGATCAAACAAGTCAGTCGATGCCTCATGCACGTCCTCCCCAGCATCAAAGTGAATGAATGCCAGCCTGTCCAACTCCTCCTTCTTGTTTCCAAAGCCCCTGGTAGGGCGCTCCTTTGGATGGTAGATGACAATCATCCCACCCCACTCATACCCCGGATAGTCCAGGTCCTTCACCATCACGCCACGCTGCAACGGGTAGTCATCGTCATCCACTACGGAATACTTATACCCGGTAAGCTGCTCCTTATGGGCACGCTTGGGCTCACCATCCTTCACCACCATCGCGTACCCGTAGTTGCTCGTCGTCTTCACGTCCATCAAGTACCGCTTGCCGCCCATTGGCAAGCCTTCAGGGATGAGCAGGATGCCATCAATATGACCCGTGATACGCTCACCCATAGGGCTAGAGGCCAACACAGATAGCTGCTGCGCAACCACCTGGATGCCAGCCTTCTCCAGATACCTGATAACCCTGGCCTCACCCGAGTGACCCATATCAAAGGTCACCTGGTCACCCCACTCGGGGCGTGGAGGGTTGCTCCACTTATGACCCTGTGCCTGCAACACAGCGTCCCGAGCACAGCGAGACACACCACTCATGCGATGCGTGTACTCACCGTCACCTGTGGATGTAATCTTGCTAAGCACGGCCCGAGCTAACTCTACTGTCTCACTCACCTCTCGCCTCCTTACGCTCGCTCTCAGCGTCTAGTGAGCCCTTGATAGGGGGTGTGTCCCCGATAGATGCCAGCAACGCCGTGCCATCCCCCTCAGCCTTGATGATGGCCTCTTCTACCTCGATGTCTTTGTCTGTCAAACTCATAGCTCCTCCTTTTGGTAGCCCATCGATTGGCCAGTCTTCACAGTGTGTTCTTTAATCCAAGCGTCCAGGTCGCGCACATCAAACCGGACACACCTCGGACCAAAGCGGATGTGGGGTATGCGCTTCCGGGCCACCCATGCGTACAACGTGCTCATCTCTATCCCCAGGTGCAGCGCTGCCGCCCTGTAATTAATCAAATTACCCATAGCTCCTCCCTTAGAGCGCTCTCAATGCGGCCAGTGCCCGAACAACCATCTCGTTTATCAGGTCTGACACAGTCCTATCCCCCCTCTCTGCCCGGTATGCTTCAAGTTGCTGCGCCTCTGTCTGTGACAACAACAACCACAGCTTCTTCTTCTCTGTTCTGCCAACAACGGCGTACCGCCTCTCCTTGTTTGCGACACCAGCCTTAGACTCCCTCGCCGCCATTGGGTTTTTGAGAGCCTGCATTAGCATCTCGCCCATGAACTTCTCATCATCCAACAACTCACCCTTCGCCCGGTTCAGGGCGCTAGTGATCTGCTCTGCCAAATCACTAATGTTATCTGGCATCTCACCCGAGTGCTCAAGCTCAGATATCTTTACTGGTCTTTTGTCAGAATCCATCTTCCGGGGCCAGAATCAAGGGTTTTTATGTCACAGTCAAGCAAAAACTTATTTAGTCATGCGTTCGATATACTGCTCCACAGCGCCCGGATCCAGGTTAATCATCCTGTCCTCCAGGTACAGTGTCTTTGGCCTGCCAACTGCCGATGGCCCTATGGGTAGAACATCGTCCTCCACCCCCAGTATTTTCATATATGCAATGACCTCAGCCAGGGTGTCCTTGTCAGACACAACTGCCCTAAGAACGCCAAGCCTTTGGATGACTAACTCCCGCACATCCTTCCTCTCAGCGCGTGCATCCATGATGGCATACCTACACCACCCTAGCTGCCCCTTCACGTTGCGCCTGAACTCAGACCAATCCCACAGGGTCTGCAACATACACTCGCCCAGGTCATGGTGCACACAGCGCCCCTCATTGCGAGCCTCCACATGCCACTCGTCACTGACCCATGTGTTGTCACTGATTTTTATGGCGCACCTGCGATACGCCGCATCAGCCTCACTATTCCCTAATGGCAGAGAGAACACAGCCATATAGGCTTGGGATTGATGACCCATCATTCACCTCCCGCAGATGCGCTCTGCTAGGCGCTCTGCCTTTTTTTTGGCTTTTTTGAAATTGCTTTCGCAATACACATCCACCCTGCACACATCCCCGTCTGGGTCCATGATGAACAGCATGACTTGATTGTCTGTGGAATCTGTCTGCATTCGGACTTCATATCCGTCCCCGCTAAACATCTGGTCGCGGTTCCTTGTGAACCTGTTGAACGAATCGATATCCATCATTCACCTCCAGGGGTTATGTCCAGTGCTTTGGCCTTAGCGATTACATCGATTGCCTTGTCCCGCCCGTGCTGCCTGGATTTGTCAAACCCTGCCATTTCGCAACAGGCGTCCAATGTGGACAACACTGA